TGTCCTTTACGGGCTAATCCGTTTACCAGCCAAACTAAAGCATCAACACAGTCATCATGGCCGCTGACTCCAAAGTTAGTAAGTTCTTCAAACATATGAGTAAAGTTTCTAAATCTATTAAATACTATTTTTCTATCTTCAAACATACCCATGATACCTCTAAACCTAGCTAATTTATCTGCTCTAAATCCTTTAACTGGATGCCATATTAGATTATACAGACCACCATTAGTTAGACATACACGTTTAAAATCTGCTTCCAATGATGCCTGATATTGGACAGCTTCAGACCATATATCACAAGTTGAATAAGTAGGAAAATAATTACCATTAACATCCTGTCCTATAACTGACCAATCATTTAATAATTCTTTTAAAGCATCTAATTTTTCTAAATTACCCATAACTCTGATTCTTCGATAATCAATTATATGAATGCGATCCTGTATTCTTCCTCCTAGAACCATAACTGTGTAATCGTTCTTTTCTCTTGTACCAGCTGATAAATCCACCCCAACTCCAAGCGTATCAAACTCAGTTGCAATTTCTGCTTTAACAATTAATTCTGGTGCCAACGATAATTCATTTTGTCTGACTATCTGATTCATGTATTGAAAAGAGAAAGCAATTGGTGCCTGTCTCTTCTTTTCTTTCAGATATTCCAGAGACCACATTTCAGGCCAGTAAGATTCTTCCTCTCCTGTTTTTACATTATTCAATATTGCGGATAGAACAATCTGTGTCCAATTATTCTGTTCGTTAAAAGTTGTGGCATGAATATCATCGTGTCTGAATCTAGTACCTAAACAGATAGCTCTTGCACCTTCAAACATAGTAGGTGCTATAACTGCATTCCAGTTTTCTTGCATCTGCTTCCTGATATCTGGATTTGCAATATCAGCAGAAGATTTTATTGCGTCATCAATCATAACTAAATGAGAACGCTTAGAAGTAACTGAACCTTTTAATCCAGCTGCACATAAAGTAAATTGTTCTTCACCTGTTGTATCTATCCCTGCAAACCTATGATCTATTGACCAGTACTCATTACTGGTTACATTCTTCATCAATCTGACTTTTGGAAATACTTCCTGATATCTTTTACTCTCAATAATTCTTTTTATAGTTGCAGATTTAGATCTGGCTATATCAACCGTATAGGAAAGATAAAGCACCTGCAAAGGTAATTTAGCTTCGGTATGTATTCCAATGGCCCAGGCTGTTAAAAGACCCAATACAGTTGATTTAGCAGAACCTCTGGGAGCCAGTAAATCTACATTCGGTCCAGCTATCTTTATAAGACATGTACTATCTTCATTAGTTATGAAATGTTGATGCCAAGTCTTATGATGTGTTGCTGGTGGTTTATCTGCTACATACTCACAAAAAAAGCCAAAGTCATCTTTAGCTTTCTGTATTAAATCAAGATTCTTTGGTTTTTTAATTTGTTGTTTTCTAGCCGCAGCTTTCGCATTACGACGATATGCTAGGTGCTGATATGAAGGCACTTATTAATACTTAAGCTACTACTAAATATTAACTTATTTCTTTTCTTTTGGCTTCTCTGATCCTTTTTTATCTTTATAAGTTTTGGCTGCCTTCTTAGCTTTTCTTGCTTTCTCTAAAGCTTCTGCACGTTTCTCTTTATCACTCATTTTAGAGCCATCTTCTTTTTCTTTATTCTTATTTTTAAAGTACTCAAGAAGCTGAGGTGGCATTTTTTTCTTAGCCATTCTGCACCAATCTTATTTATTCATTTCTCTTTATTTTAACTGCACTATTCCTGTAATTGCATTCTTGCCCATACGCTCATGGTTGCTTCTTCCAGTGGAGTTTCTATAGGATCATCTTTAAATATAAACATCAATTCACGGATAGCTCTGTCTGCACCCGCCATTAGTAAACCTTTTCGATCTTTAGTATTAGTAAACGTTTCTATCTCCGATATAGTGCTTCTCAGTTCTTTTTGCATCTGAGCAATACGTCCAACTCCCGCATCTCTTTTAACTGCACCATTCTCAATATCTTCTCTTAACTTTCTAATATCTTCTTGCATCTCATTAATCTCATATAACAACTTCTTTCTATGATCTGGTTTTACGTAGTTATCTTTAACCCATAAATCACATGCAGTTATCGTACCTTCATAACCTAAAAAACGTGCATATAAATAAACTTCAATGACAGAATAATTATCTGCTGCAAAAGAGCAAAAAGACTCCTGTGTAGAGGAGTCAAGATTGTCTACCCATGAATTAAATAAATCAATATCTATATGCTGATTGGGCCTGTTTGCGATCCCTTTCTTCGTCCCTTTCTCTAAATCTCTGTTCTTGTTCGCCCGTCTTCCTTTGTTCGGCACCACCTTTGCCAATGGTTTCTCTTTCTTGTTCACCAGCAGTCTCCATTTTTTTCTTAGAAAATTCGTAGGCTACACCAGCGGCCTGACGATACTTATCCAGATCAAAGTAATCATCTGACTCGTAAGTTTTATCAACAGCCATAATAGTAACCTATATATTCTAAGAATAATTAGAAATTGCTCATCATGCCAGCAAGACCTTGAGCAAAGATGTCTCTACGTCCTTCTACAGATCTTTGTCTAGTCTGACGCTTTTTAGATGCTTCCAATCTATTTAAAAGATCTTCAAACCTAGAAATATCAAAATCTTTTGATTTATCATCGGCTCCTTTATCTACACCTTCATCATACTTAGCCATTTGGAAGTTTTAAATAACAATAGTCTTATTATAGGATTATTAAACCTACATCTGGAAATTGATAAGCCTATACATACTGGTAGCCTGATCAATCTTAGCCAGATCCTTTTTACCCTGTATTTCAATCTTTCTATTTTCTTTCTCTATTTCCCCTTGTAAACTTGTAATGCCTGACTGATATATAAAATCTCTTGTTTGGGCAATACTCTGTCTCTGATCTTCTAATTCAGATACTGATCTTGCTTCCGCAAAGTATTTCTCATAATCAGGTAAAGTTATACCAGTTCTCTCCTCTAATTTACCTTTATCAAATCCCGGTAATACAGATTTATCAAAGGTATATTTACGTAATTTAGAAACCTCACCAGTATCAGGATCTGTTCTATCCTTAACACTACTTCCATACATAGTGTCGTAGTAATTATCTAAATAATTATCATTGAACTTTTTAGTATAAGCATCAGATTCTTTTAATTGAGATCTAAAGTCACCAGCATCTGCATATAAAGCATTATCAAAATCAGTTAAAGCCTCAGTTAATTGATCTGCTGTAGCTTCTTTTCCAAATAAATCTCTATATGCTTTCTGAACACCTGCCTCAAATCTCTGTCCTCTAAGACCTCTATCAATCTTACCTGTCTCAGGATCAGCTTTCATTGACCCTGTGTATAAGTTTCTTAACTCAGCTTGAAAATCTCCTAATTGAGTAGTATTGAATTCAAATCCGGGAGTTGCTCCGGGAGTATCAACAGTTATCTCTCTTGTCTTCTTAATTCTGTCACCTGTCTTCTTGCCCTCATCATCTAATACATCTTCAAAATATGTTTGTTGTCTTGTTTGAGTATCAGGTTGAAATCCTCCCTTCAAATCATATCTCGCAATATAATCCTGTAATTTACCCTGTGCCTCTGAATAAGGTGTAATTCCAGTTTCTACCTGTCCTCTTAAATTTTGAGCAAAGCCCTCAAAACCTAAAGCTCCCTGCTCTCTTCTTCTACGTGTTGCGGCATCTGCTCTATCAGAAGCCTGTTGAGAACGTTCATCAAGATCTAATTGACGATCCTGTTGATATTGAAGATATTTTTCAAAGGTATCGTCCTTTTCTACCTTCGGTGCTTCATATGTAATTGACGGTGCTCCCATTTATCCTCCTTAGACCGTTCTACGGAAAGCTATAGGACCATATCTCATAGCGTCAGGACTAAATGCCATTTTAGCTTTCATCTCTTTTATTCTTCTATTTAATTGTCTTCTCTTCATAGCACCAAAGGCAGGGCTTGATCTAAATGCTAATTCTCTTTCTTTATCTCTCACATCTTGTGATCGCTTCAGATCTCTACCGGGGCCTAAACTGTAGTTAAATGCCTTTCTTTCCTGTTCCATTTGAAATGGTAAATTCAAGAATGGACTTATTCCTCTATCTATACCTCCAGCTAAAATACCTTTATCTTGCTCTCTGCCCCTCATGGTACCAATTTCTAGCTGATCTTTAGCAGCTAATTGACCATAGCGACCAGCTTGAGCCATTCCTCTGCCAGCCATCATGCCACCGAAAATGGACCCGCCTGCTCCTATAAGTGCTCCCCAAGGAAATGCCATTTACGTACCTCTACTAATATACATTTTAGCTGTAGAATCCTTGTTTACGTATTTGTACAGGTGGCATTCTATAAACATTTGAAAGAGATCCAGTTCCTGAAGCACCTGCTGATAACACCGCTGCATTACCTGCCATTATCTGAGGTAATACATTCTGAACAAATGCTTGTGGACCTGCCATGAAACCTTGTCCTATAGCTTTGCCTGCGTTTACGATCATGCCTTTCTTAAGTAATTCATTCTGTTGATTAAATCCAGCTTCTTGCAATTTCAGTAAATCTTTCATAGTTAATCCTCCATAAGTTCCTTCTTTAGTTCCTCCTTCAGTTCCCCCTGTACTAGACCCTGGGGAAAACATATTTTTAGCACTCTGAAGTACTCCCCCAGGATTCAACTCACCTTCCTTAAAGATACTCGCATATCCATCTATTAAATTTTTACCATCTTTAAAAATAATTTCTCCTTTATCATTAGTTTTAGTATCTCGTAAAAATTTCATAAAAGCGTCTGTTGAAGGCGTTGATTGACCACTAATAAAACCTTCACCACCAAGGATAAAATCGGCTGTATTTAAAAAAGGCTGTTTAAATCTACTTAAAAAATTTTGAGAACTCATTTATCTTATCTCCTCGAATTATTAATAATATTACCCATTAGCTGTGCTGATTGAGCTTGTTGCTGTGCCATCATATCCATTGCGAATTGCTGTCTCATATAAGGTTGCATAGCTTCTACATCTTTCATTCTCTCCTGTCTCATCCTTTCTCTGGATCTTTTAGTCTTAGCTGCTGGAGTAATAGGTATTCCTCCGAAGATAGGAATACTTATATCAGGACCACTATATGGATCATTTATATCAATACCTGCTAATCCTCTAGTAACACTCTGCCCAATACCTCCACCTATGGTACCCCCTATAAGACCACCTGCTAACGTACCTGCTCCCGGCAGTATTGCTGTTCCTATTTTAGCTCCTAATGCAGCTCCGGCAAAACCTCCTCCAGCTGTTCCTACTCCTCCTATTGGATCTCCACTTAATGCTTGTAAAGTTCCTTGTACTAAAGGTAATCTTCTACCACCCATTGCAGCAACTCTTGTAGCAGCTTTTGGAAGTACAGTTTTTCTTGCAGTATCTGAAAGACCTGCAATATATTTCTTTGCAGCTTCCCTAGTCATTTCCTTACCGAAAGCTGTTCGAGGAAAAGTTCTTGCTAAATAGTCATTATATGAGCCACCAGCGGCAAGGAAATTCACCAAACCTTGAAATAGATCACGACTGGGTTCAGTTGGTTCATTAGGTA